AATTTGTTGACGTATCAGTTGAAACAATGAACGGGTCGATGGCAAAAATGATTCGGACGATGTCAGACGCGCGGGACGGGAATAAAGATTTACAAAAGGAGTTTGCCAGACTTGGAGTGAGGTACAAGGAGACAGACGGGACGTTGAGAGATGCCGAAACAACGTTTTATGATTTAATCGATGCATTGGGAAGAGTAAACAACGAAACAGAGAGAGACAGCATGGCAATGGATATATTCGGTCGTTCCGCAAGAGATTTAAATCCATTAATAGAAGCTGGCAGCAAACGCCTGAGAGAGCTTGGAAATCAAGCGCATGAGACGGGGTATGTTTTAAGCAATGACTTATTGCAAAGCGCAGGAGAACTTGATGATGAAATGCAGGAAATGAACAGGAAAGTAGAGGCGGTAAAATTACAATTGGGAATTGCCCTGCTTCCGATACTTACAAAATTAGTAGATATAATAGGTTCAATTCCAACGCCAGTTCTTGTGGCGTCTGCGGTTTTTGGCACCCTGCTTATAGTGTTCGGATTTGTAACAAAAGCTATCATATCTTTCAGGACACAATCATTATTAGCTGCCGCCGCATCTGCAACGCTTGGAGCTGGGGGAGCATCAGCAACGGCGGGATTGGCTCCGCTATTAATAGTATTGCTTGCAATTGCAGCGGCTATTGCCTTGGTCGTTGGAGGGACGTCGGCCATAAAAGAGTCAATGAGCGAAGTAAAAACGGTTGGAAATGAAATAGTAAATGCGGCACAAAAGAGCGGACAATCGAAACCGAAATATAATGCCAGAGGAACAGAGTATTACGGTGGAGGTGAAACTTGGGTAGGCGAAGAAGGTCCAGAGCTTGTAGAATTGCCGCGTGGCAGCAGGATATATAGCAATCGCGATTCGTCAAGGATGAAAGGTTCGGGAAATACTTACATATTCAACATCCAGTCGGAAAATGTGAAGGAATTTAACAGGCTTGTCGAAATGGCAGAACGGGAACAGATGGCATACCGAACGGGGGTGGCAAGAATCTAATGGGAGTATCAACTATAACTGCGGTATATGATACATACGTCAATAAATTTTCGGGTCCTTACGCAGACAGCGGGGAAATGATGGTATCCGGGAATAATTCGTTTGGAGTTATCCAGTTCAATATTCCGGCATTAACCGATATATCAATATCATCGGCAAAACTAAGATTGTACTGCAAGGAAAGCGATGCAAATAAAAAAATATTTGCAAAACTTTACGACATATCATCCAGACTGCCGAACGGGCTGCTTTACAAAGATTTCGCCCAGTATGCTAATAAAGTAGTGCTGGAATCAGGAGGGAATTTCGTTTTTCTGGCAGAGTCTTCTTCGTATAACGCTTGGATCGAATTCGATATTGCAAATTTAATAACAGGAAATTTGGGGAAAAACAATTTCACTCTGTCAATCGATTCCAGCGGAGGAGACCGCAGAGCGTTATTTTCCACAGTCGAAGGGGGGAACCCAGCCCAAATCGTAATCAACTATACAGATTCAACCCCACTCCCCCCGACATTAAAGCACCCGATTGGGGATATTTTAGAAAACTCGGGAACCGTCACGTTTGAATGGGAATACAATGCTGGGACATCGACCGGACAAGCGAAATATGAATTTGGATGGAAAATGCAATCTGCTACGGCGTGGAATTCAAGTACGGTAACATCGTCCAACAAATACCACACGATGGATGCGTCAAGCTTTGCAAATGGAGTTCTAGAATGGAGGGTAAAGACCTATAACGCAAAAGGGCTAAGCTCGGAGTTTTCGACCGCCCAATTTTTTGTGGTAGGAAAACCACCAACCCCGGAAATAAGCAGTGTAAAAAACAACGCAATAACAGAAATTAGATGGGAGGCAGCCAAAGCAGAGGAAGTTGCCGCGCAAGTCAGGATAACAAAAAATGCAGTCACTATATACGACAGTGGAAGAATTGCCGGAGGGATTAATGATGTTTATATCCCTGATATAATGCTATCAGATGGGATGTACGCTGCATTGTTAAGGATATCAAATCTTTATGACATGTGGAGTGACTGGATATCCAGAACGTTTACTATTTCGGGAACAAAGCCGAACAAGCCAACATTAAAAGCATACAATCAAGGGGATTTTGCGGTACTTGAATATTCCGGGAATGCAACGACGTACTTTATATATCGTTCCGAGGATGAAGGGGAATTTATTCCAATCGCACAGACGGCAGAAAAACGATATGAGGATTTTACAATGTGCTCGGGGAAACGATATCGGTATTTTATAAGGGCGTACACGCAATCTTATACAGATAGCGACATTACAGAAGTGTACATATCATATAAGGGAACGTACATTGCTCCGGTCGACAATCTAAAAAAACGGATTAGGCTGATGCTGTCAGAAGACGAAGAGATGGAACTGGGCATCGGTACAGAGCGAGAAAAAAGCCTGAACACTTACACCGGACGAAATTATCCGGTGATGGAAATAGGAGATTTAATCACAAGAACAATCAACTTATCCGGATTTTTATACGCCGCAGATGCGAGATATCTAGAAAGTCTAGTCAGCGCGGGAAAAACATTTTGCGTAAGGAACAAAGAATATAGAATGTTCTGTTCGGCCGGTTCCCTGTCTATGACACAGAAATTATTCTTCGGCGGATACAATGTTGGAATTACAATGACAGAAATTGACCACGAAGAGAAGGTAAGGTTTGACAATGTATGATTTATCACAGAACGGTTATACCGATAAACAAATCAAAAAACTTCTAAAGGAAAACAGGCAGATATCTTTTGAATGCGACCTGCTAAACAGCCAGGAAAAATACGTCAAGACATTGCACAGCATAAAAGGGAACGTCTCGTTTGATGCCGGAGCGGAGATTATGGGAACGGCGTCGTTTGCGATAGCAGAGGAAGAGGTGAAGGGAATAAATCTGGTTGATGCAAGACTGTCCGCCTATATGTTACTTTTATCTCCTGCCGGATGGCTTCGATTTCCGCTTGGCGTTTACATTATGACATCACCGCAGATTTTTTCATCCGGAGGCCATATAACATATAATGTGGATTGCTATGACAAAAGTGTAATTTTAAAAGAAGACAAGCTTACTGATCGCCTATATATACCACAGGGGGCAAAATATGATCAGGAAGTTCGGAGAATTATCGCCACGGCGGGGGTGACAAAAGTAAGCATCGAGGGAGGAAACTTAACTGTGCCGAATGCGTTGGAATTTGAAATTGGAACGGATAAGCTGACGGTGGTAAATGATTTATTATATGCAATCAACTATAATCCCTTACATTTTGACCGCACTGGGACGGCCGTATCGGAACGTTACATCGTACCGAGCGGACGCCGGGCAGAGGACGAGTACCTGACGGACGGCCTAAGTATCATAAGACCGGGAGCCAGCAGGAAGCAAGATTTATATAATGTACCAAACGTTATAATCAGATACGTGGAAAACCCGGACGCAGAACCATTGCGGAGTGAATATATAAATGATTCTGCGGACAGTATTTTAAGCACGGTAAGGCGCGGAAGAAAAATTGTGGATATT